TACTTTAATAGACATTCTCTTCTCCTTTAATTTGCTTGCATAATAGTCCAGTTAGTGCCATCACTAACTAATTCTGCATATTTACCAGCAGTGGCTGCTAATATGGCTGTTCCAGCAGTTGCACTAGCTAATGGTACAACATTCGACGAAGCTGATACCACAGTAAATGCAGCAATAGTTTTAATGCGTAATGATCTACCAATATATGAAGCTGCAGTTGGTAACGTAAGTGTAATTGTGGCAGTTCCATTACAAATTACGTCAGACTCAGTAGTAAGAGTTGCATTTGCCGTTTTAGTTACTGGCGCTTTAGCAATCATATTAGGAGTATCTAATGCGCCTGACATAGTAACAGTGCCATCAGACTTACATATTAGTCTATCTATGTTATTAGTTCTTAGTACAATAGCCCCAGTAGAATTACCAGTCTTAATCAGAATACCACCGGTAGAAGTCTTGTTAACGTCTACTTGATTACCTGATAATATGCTATAAAATCCTAGACTACCACTATGGCCATACACATAAGCGTAACCATAACTATTCTGATCACCCACATATAAGTCAACTTCTGTTGTTCCATTAGTAAACGCGGCATTACCAAATACCTGTAATTTACCCATACCAGTATCATTAGTCTGACCTATAAGCAATGACCCATTTTGATGGACTCGCATAGCTTCTACGCGTCTATCTGAAGTTCTAGCACCAGCAGGAGTTACATAGGTAGATTTGTATGCTGACCCATCAGTATTAAATACTGATAAATCAGATACTAGTGGAATAGCATTCTCATTATAGTGACCTAAGAAAGTATTACATGAAGTTGAAGCACTACCATACGAATTACGTAGTGCTATACCAGCTCCTGTATTATTTCCAACTATGCTTGCTGCATTGATATTAGTAGTAGAAACATTAATAGAACCAGCTACTTGTAATTGATCTACACCATTATCAGTAGTTTTGTTAAGTAACAATCTACCAGCCGCATTTAGTCTCATACGTTCTGCCAATGAGCCAGACTGGTTTTGGGTATAGTAAGCTAAATACTGCGGAACAATACCTGTTGATACAGTGCCGTCTACAGCATTTTTTTGTGCTAATCCATTTATATATGAAGTTCCATCCCACCCAAGCGTGTTATCAACTCTGGTTAAATCTCCATTAGTTAGTGCAGTTTTTGCTACTAACGTACCACGTGAGGCATTAACATTTATACCGCTTCGCATAGAAGCCACATCGCCTGCCGCATACATATTAAAGGCATTAGCTACGTCAGTACTTAATGATATATTAGTTGTAAATACTGGGTTATCAGTCGGAGCTTTAGCATTAAACTGTGTTTGTATATTATCGCTTACGCCGTCAAGATATGACAACTCAGTTGTAGATAACTCATGATGTCTGAAAGCTATACATTTCCAATTTCCATTTACACCATCTATACATAAAAATGTTGCATTACTTCCTATAGATAACTGCATGGGAGCATTAGCCATTGTTTGCATAGAAACAGCGTTATATACGATATTTACAATAGTATCTGCTATGATAGTAACTATCTTACCAGTCGTAGAAACTCCAAATGAACTAATATTAGTAGTTCCAGTAATATGTACTATCCCTGCCGGCGTTTGCCCTATATTAGTAGTTGCTGCGGCAGTTAGTTGAGCTCCCATTACTTTATCAACTCTATATCCATCTGCTGTAAGCATATTAATTACTTCACTCACAGTAGTAGTGTTGTCTAACGGTAGGTTTCCAACATTAATCTGAGTTACTGGTACTAACTCCCCATTTCGTAGTTGTTGTTCTACTAAGGTTCCGAATGTTAAATCTTCTAACCCTGCTTTTTGTCTGTTAATACTTACAGTCATACTTCAAACCCACCTTTGTAATGAGTACTAATAGTAGCGTTTCGCGTAGAGTTAACTATAACTTTTCTAGTTAATAATGTTAAGTCATTAACATATAGTTTAAGTTCTTCAGCGCCAAACGCCCTATTTTGTTGGTCAGCGTCATCTCTTAGAGCCATCCCTGCTATATAATGAATAATGGCGTTATCCCATACTTTACCAATTTGTAAATCAGCGTCTAGCGTCGTTAATAATACTTTATCAGGCACTTTTGTGTAGTAAACAACTAAGTATTTTGGTATACTTCCTAGATCAGCTACTGATGGTAAATTAAAGATATCATCGAAAGTAGTAATGTCAATAATAATACCATACTGACTATTACTAGTAATATAATCACTTGATATATCAGTTATTCTTGGAAATATTTTGAAAGTCCCAGGATTAAGTAAGTTAGTAACTACATTAGTCACTTCTGAGCCAGTCTTAGTTTCCCATAATGGGTCTAACATATCCATATCATCGTGAGAGGTAACTAATATAGTGGTATCTAAGTATTGAACTCTAGTAATCTCTAAGACTTCATCAGGCATTTTATAAGTATTAATATTAGACTCTAATGCTACAAAAGCTTTCCCTTTTACTATACCACTAGTAATTACTATATCAATTAAACACTGATTGAATAGTGATAGTAATCGTGTGTCTGAGTATCTATCAGCTGTTAAGTCAGCTAATGTGCATCTAACAGCAGTAATGATATCAGTAACTCTTGCCATACTATCCCTTTCTAATTAACATAAGTAAGTGCTCCTAAGAGCACTTATTATATTAGTCTGTGTACGTACCTTCTGAAAGTTCTACTTCCAGATATTCCATAACAACACGAATAACACCAGCGGCATCAGGTGCATCAGCCCCAGCTACAACTGTAACAGACCCGCCAGTAGCAAAGAATGTTTTATTAAGAGTAGTTGGAGCTTTAACACCAACTACGCCAACAACGATTTCATCACCAACAACTGTAGAACCAACTTTAACGTCAATAGTGTCAGTTGCTGTTCCAGACGCAGTCTCAACGACAGCCCATACGTTTAATACTACTGAATTCTTTGGCAAAGTAAACAGTGTATCATTCATAGTTGAGGACGTTGCAATTTGGCCAGAAGCAAAGAAGCTTCCTTCTTTCTTCTGGTTATTTTTATACTCAAAACGACGATCAGCCATCTTCTACTCCTTACGCTTGTACTGTGACGTCTACGAAGATAGACCCATAGTTATAACCGGCAACTTTTGCTTTTTTGTTGTCAGAGTTTTCAGCTTTAAGCTGCACGTTTTTAGAACCACACCATACTTCCATAGCTGATTCAGAGAATTTCTCAAAGTCAGTAGCTTCGTATTTATAGTCAGGCATTTTACCCATCGCAGTTTGGAATGCAGCAGCGCCAAGAATAATACCACGGGATTTCAACGTCGCCGCTTGATTAAATCCAGTCTCACCAGTCCATTTGTTGTTTACGATATCATGTTGACGCATACCAGCAAACTCAACTTCCGTCTGGTCATACTGATAGTAGCCATCGCTATCAAGAATTGACCCAGTAGTAGTTCCAAAGAACACATCAGCTTCAACATACAAGAAATTACCAACTTTACCTAGTACTCCAGCAATCATACGGCCATCATTACCGCGAACGTCTGAATCACGAAGTACTTGCTGCGCCCCAGATGACTTCATAAACATATGTTTCATAGCTGTATCAATTAAGAACAACCATACTTTTTGTCCATTAGCCATAGTATATGGTGCTAGCGGCATGCGAGTCGTAATACCACTTGGAGTAGTTGTAAATCCGCGGCCTGTTTTAACTACATACTCAAGATCAAGTGACTGATCGAACGTAAATGTAGACCCTAAGTCAACACCGAACTGCGCGCCTTGCTGAGCTAAGTCAAAATACCCTTGGTCAGATGAGCGTACCCATAAATCAGCAAGCATACTACGTGAGTCAGTATGTTCATTGATAGTCAAGTCACCAATAGCTTTACCATCAAATTTTGTGCCGTTATCGACTACATAACGATAGTCTGTAACCACAACTTTGTCTGAGAAAACTTTCTTCTGCTCGCCGGTACCTTTTGCTGTTGCGTTTCCTTTAACAGCTTTACCACTTAAGTTACCACGCATATCAAATACAACTGTATGACCTGAATCAGCTGACTCAAGATTTGTTTGCATAATGATAGAGT